GTCGAAGTGACAGTTACCTCATAGGAGGTAAGAGAAGGTTTCGTAACGGTGACTTGGAGAGTCGCCACAGTTACCTCGTAACGTCAGCGATTACCGTGACTGTGCCGGACAAAATGGTGGAAACAGTACCGGAAGCGTTTTCTTCCAAATCCCAAAAATAGATACCAGGGCTGAGCGTCGCAGAATCAGTAGCAGACAAAATGCAAGTGACCTGCCCTGCCGCCCCACTGGTGACGGTGCACGTAAATGACGCTTTGATGGTGGACGAATCAGCCTGTGACCGAACCTGAGCACGGTAGGTGCGACCTGTGATGTTGACCGCTGTGGTGCCATCAGTGGTGATTGTGACAACAACCGTTTCGGTGTCGCCACGTGTGATGGTTAGGTCTTGGTCAGCAGGTTGAGCCACGCTACCACTTTACCTTATTGGCCCAATACGCCGCAGACATCTTGCCTTTCTTGATGTTTGCTGCGTGACGTGCCTTAAACGCACGGTTACGGGCAGTACCTTCCGGTGACCCTTGCACACCTTGTTGACCGAACCGAATCAACTTCACCTGACTGCCCTCTTTAGCAAGCACAGCATGAGACTTCTTAGCGTTCGGGGTGCGTTTCGGTTTGTTATACCCAGAGAACTTCTCACCCCTGTATTCAATTGTCATTGGTTTTTCGCCCAAGCGTTATCAACCAGGTTCGGGTATGGGCGGCCAGCCTTCTTAGCCCGTGCCTGCGCCGCTTTCTTCTGGGTGGGACTCAACGGGGTGGATTTCTTGTTTGGGTTCTTTGTGTCCCAGAAAGCCTTTTTCTTCTTCATGGCGGTCATGCTATAGCACCAGATGCCCGCAGGACATCACGGCTGTTCAAGCTGGCCATCCCTGTTTCGCCTTTCCGCAACCTAACCGTATGCGCCCCAATGGTGGCATCAATCTTGCGGAGAGCAGTCACCTCCACAAACAACTCATCCGACCCAACCCATTTGCCAGTGACCTGCCCTGATGACAACGGGACACTTTCAAGAAGATGTTTGGTGGCGTTCGCCCAAGTGAACTTGGCAACCTTCGGGCGGTTCGTCAACGCTACCTGTTTCGCCTCATCACGATTGTCCATAAACCATGTGACAGCATCCATGATGGACCCGACCAGTGGGGTGTCCCATTCGCCAATGTTATAAAAACGTGGCTCAGAAGCAGACTCAGGGGTGGTGTCAATAAGACGGCAAGCGTAATTACTGAACTCACGATGACCAGTCGTGTCCGTCATCAGAACAGGTACCGCTGAACACATCGCCTGCAACGGCATCAGCCCCCACCCTTCGCCACGTGACCCAGAAATAAAACAATCCACAGACCTATACAAGTCACGTTCCTCAGCCATGCTAAGAAACTCGTCAATAACCGTGATGGTGGGCGACGTAATTTTGCCAATACCACCAACAGTCTCAGGGGTACATTTCAAAATGAGACGAGCACCGGCAGGGTTCAACCGTTCCCACGCCTCCACAACCTTGTCCAAACCTTTACGCATCCAATGCGAACCACCCGCCAAAAACGTCACAACATCGTTCACAGGTGCAGGGGCCGGTACCCAAAACTTTGTATCCACCCCCAACGGCACCACCTTCACATTGTCATGATGCTGACCAAACAACTCCTTGTTGTGCTGACACGGAACAAGAACCTGGTCGTACTGTGGCAACGGTTCATAAAACTCGTGTGGCAACTTGCTGGTTTCCCACATGGTGAACACCACCTTGTGCTGACCATCCAACCAACCTTTAACCAAATTGGGTTGGGTCATGTCAACACACGTCAACGCATCGTCAACCAGTTCAACCTTGTTTGACAAAACCTCTTTGAACGAGGCAACCATTCGACCGTAACCAAACACAACCCCACCAGGGCCGCGAACGGTCAGACGATTCCTGTCTCCACTTGCCACTTCTCTTTGGCTTTCTTCTCAACTTCAGCAGCCCCATCAATTTTGCGTGGCTGCAAACCATCAGCCCGCAACCGCTTATACGCGGGCATATCCTTATTCCAGTTCCGTTCAGTTTGGTTCACTTCAGCGACACGTTGCCCACGGCTAGTCGTACTGTTTGACCCCACCTGAACATTCGCCACCTTGCAACCAAAGCAACCCTCCACATCCAACGACGGATGCACCTCTGCGTGTTTCACGTTATGTAACTTCCATACCCTGCGGCAGTCAACGCTGCCACCTCAGTTGCATCAATCTCAATGACATGACCGCCGTAATACACCTTCTCAATCGTGTCCTCATCAGCCGGTTGATACTCAACAAACGACCCGCTTGTCAGTTTATAAATGTTACGACCGCGAGGGTTCGGAGATAACCGGTCAAAAACAGGCGAACCTTCAAACGTCACAAAGTTGTCTGTGGGTGGTTGAAAGAACGCCATGTGTCAACAATAGCGAAAGCCCCCCCGCTTGCGCGAGGGGGCTTCGCTGCTGGGGTTATCAGCTGTTGGTGCCGATGCTTGATGCCGACTCGATGCGACGCAGTGATGCCTCGCGGAAGCGACCGTAGCCGCCGAGCCAGTACCAGCCAACCGGCTGCAAACGCATAAGAACGTCAGTGACATTGCCACGGACAATCTTCGGCATTGCGCCGTTGCCATCGGTCGTGCTGTACGCCTTAGCAAGAGCCTGACGGCCCATCACGTGGGTGCAGTACACGTCAACTGTTCCGGTCGAACCTGAACCGTTAGAGGCGTTCGAGAACACCTTTGCGCGGGGGGTTTCGATGAAACGGACCGACTCAAACTTGCCGATTTCGCCGTTGTAGATTCCGGTCGGGTCAACGTAGTTTGCGGGCGTACGCCACGCTGCTGCGTCGGTTGACGAACGGAAGTCGTACGACACGTCTGGGTGGATGTAACCCATGTACGAGCCGTTGAACGTCGCCACGTTTGCGCCACGGAGCTGTGCCACAACCTTGCGAACGTCGTCCGCTGCGAGCACATCTTCCGGCTGAACCGTGTTACGTGCCGTTGGGGTTCCTGCGCCACCACTTGCGTAGATGACGTTATCGCCAGCAGCAAGCACTTCGCGGACAACCTGGTCGATGCTGTCACCGGCGTTGTAACCGATGATGTTTGCAGCGGCCACGTCCACGTCGAGGAACGATGTTCCACGGAGCTTGGCGGTGGTGACAACGGCGTTGCCGTACTCGGAAAGAGTAACGGTCACTTGGCTGTCGCTCAAGGCGGTTGGGGTCACATCTGTGACTTCGTTCAGGGTGCTGGTTGCGGCTGCGATGTCAGCGAAAATCGTGAACGTCACACCTGAACCTGGCATTGCCTGCTGGGTTGGCTGCACGTCGGCAGCCTGGTCGAACAGGAGTTCCGAACGCAGTGCGAAGTACGCAAGGCGGTCAAAAGCAACCTGGTCAACCGAAAGGGAGGAGGTAGTTGTCTCTCCGGCCATTTTGGGTTTTCCTCTCGGGATTAGAAGGTTTGTTGTGCTGCCCGAATCTCAGCCATGATTTGTTCCACTTCGTTCGGGGATGAAGCCTTCTCAAGACGGTCCGCCCAATCAACAGCAGGTGCCATGTTTTGCGCTCCAGCGACTACGCGCTGGCTGCGGTTCCATGCTGCCTGCTCATCAACCGTAGGTTGATTGTTTGGGGGTGCAATCAATCGTGCTTCAACCGCTGCTGTGCGGATTGCGTCAGCTTCCAATTCACCGTCGTAACCTTTAACGAAGTATTTGGCGGCAGGGTCCGCAGGGTCTATCCCTGCTTTCACAAACGCCAGTTCTCGTTTCGCTTGGGTTGCTTCTGCAACCTGTTTGCGAAGTTCTTCGGCTTCTTTTTCCAACTGCTTCATCCTTGCCCGAACAGGATTCTGTTTGGGTTCGTCAGCATCGGTTTCCTCGTCGTCGTAAACAAACTCGGACATATGGCACTCTCCTTTGGCCCACATCGTCACCGGAGGTGGAGACGATGGCTGCTTTAATTACACCCCTATTTGCGCTGCGTGTGCGGGGGTTTCCACGCAGGTTCCCACCAGTTCGGTGTCGGTGCTAAATGTAGCACACACAGTGCTAACTTCCGCAAGCACCCTCGCAACAATGTTCCTTGTTGCCACATTCGGGGCATCGCCAACGGCAAGCCACAGGGTCAAACTCATTCCCGCAAATGGGACATTCAATCATTGGCCGACTGTCCTCAGACCA